ATGCCTAGACTCGAAAAAGTCCTATCTACTGATGATGGCGTAGTTGCATTGAAACAACAAGAACTGGCTATACGTGCAAAAGAAAACGAAGATGATAGAATGATTGCAGAGGAGAGGATCAAACTGGATAAAGCGAAGCTTAAACAGAAAGACCAATCCGAAGAAGAGAAGTTAAAATCTCAAGAAGACATAGCAGCTATGAAAGTGGCAGCGGATAGAGAGAAGAAAAAATGAGACTAGGACTACCATCATTAGCTTTTGAAAGAGAGTCGATGCCTGATATTAGAGGTTTGGGCGTAGACACTTCTAAAATACCCGCAGTAAATCCTGTAAGCATAAAGAAAATGCCTCAAGACGTGTACATAAACCAAGCAGAACCAGGCACTCCAACTTGGTGGCAAGCAGCGGGATATAATTCTGTTGAGGATGCAATTAAGTCAGGTAATTTTACATTTGACATGAACAAAGGATGGCAGTTAAAACCAGATGCCATTACTCCTGCTATGGAAAAAGCTGTTATGGGTGCTGCTAGTGGAGAAGCATCAGGATTAGGTCCCTTAGGAACAAGTGGCGTTTCCATGATGGAAGATGAGCCAATCACTTTAGTCTCTGATGAGTCACCCATGTCACCAAGCTATTCGTCAGAGACCCCTTCTTTTGAGGCTATGAAAGAGGCGGTAAAAGCAGCTTTAGCTGCTACAAAACAACCTGTAGAAAAAGATTTAGTAAGAGACGATCCTGTATCAGGTGTTGCTACAGGATATAGCGGTGACGGTTTTGAAGATCAACTGGAAGAAGAGCCTTCAAACGTAGATGTTGTTAAAGAGATTATAGACTCTATTGGAACAACGGCTACCGAAGAAAGCGAGATTGATAAAGCCGTAGCTGCTGCCGTAGCTGCTGCAGAAGGGGACAAAACAGTTGTAGAAAAAGAACTGGCGAAATCTGATCCAGTACAAGCAGCCGTTGACGCAGCCGTGGGCAATGGCCAACCGACCACGGACAAAAATCCTTTTGGAACTTATAGCGGTGAAGGTTTTATACCTCCCCCAAAAGGCTCTATGGTTACGCAAGCTTTTGTAAATTATTACAATCCTTCAACAGGGGAAACATACATGACTCCGACAGGAGGCTACACAGCTCCTGAGGGTTGGATTAGCGGAACTAAAGAAGATTATGAAAGAAACAAAGAGTATTATGACAATATTCTTGCAGGAGGCAAACCCGATCTAAGCCTTCTTCCAGGAGCAGGAACTGAAACTGAAACAGGAACAGGAACAGAGACCCAACAACCCGATTTCATGACTCAGTTACAAGAACTTATTGCACAGATGCAAGCTGAGCAAACAGCAGCAGCCGAACAAGCTGCAGCTGCCGAAGCAGAAAGACAAAAGCAAGCTGCTGCCATGACACAGAATTACATGGTTGGGCAACCAGCCGTAGGCTATAACCCGTACCAAAGTGGACAGTACCAAAGTGATCCATACGGTGCTGCTGGTGTACCAGACATGGGAGGTATAACATCTATACCCGTCCCTGCAGCCTACACCCCTAACCCTTATTTAATTGGAGGAATGACATAGATTTACTAGAATTCGCGACCGCTGCATTGCGCGCCATAGATGAAAAAGAACAGCAACTTCAACAAATACTCTCAAACGGCGAAACCAAAGATTGGGAGCATTATAAGAATCTTACTGGTCAAATCGAGGCGTTAAATTACGTTCGCGAAGAAATTCGACAACTAATGAAAAATCAGGAGATATATGATGCCTAATCCAAGCACTTTAGCCATGGAAGAGAAATGGAAAAAAGACGCAGAAGAAAAGTCTGCTTTAGAAAAAGCCTACCAGTCAGGTAAAAAAGAAAGCGATGCTACTACGCTAGATCCCGACAAACTGGATTCAGAATTACTAGACCAACTGCCTTCACCAACAGGGTGGAGGATTATGATATTGCCATACAAAGGCCGAGGCAAAACGGACGGAGGTATCGTCCTTACCAGTGAAACTGTTGAAAGACAACAAGTAGGCACACTACTCGGATATGTATTAAAAGTCGGACCACAAGCGTACGATGGAGAAAGATTTTCTACTGGCCCTTGGTGCAAACCAGGAGACTGGGTATTGATTGGAAGATACTCAGGATCAAGGATACAAATCGAGGGCGGAGAAATAAAACTGTTGAATGATGATGAAATCATAGCAACGGTTCCAGACCCAGAAGCAATTCTGCATCAATTTTAATAACCATGGAGAATGACCATGCCTGAGCATAAACTAAATATGAACGCAGCCGAAGAAACAGTACCTTTAGATGATACTGGTCCTGAGGTGGACGTTGACATAGACGAAGGTGGAGCTTTACCTATTGATCCGCAACAACCTGAAAAGCCTGTACTAGGTGACGAAGGTGCTGCAGAACCAATACCAGAGCCTGAGCCTGAACCCGAAACAGCAAAAGCTGACGAGCACGAAGAGTACAGTAAAAGTGTAAAGAAGCGTATCGACAAGCTAACTGCTAAGTTAAGGGAAGCCGAAAGAAGAGAGCAAGCAGCAACTCAATTTGCAGAAAACGTAAAAAAAGAAAACGAAACATTAATACAACAAAAAACGAATTTAGATAGTAACTACATCGTAGCTGAAGCCAACAGGATTTCAGCTGAAACCGAAGCAACAAAAAATCTTTTAAGAAAAGCAAACGAAGAAGCAGACATCGAAGCACAAACAAACGCACAACAAAAACTAGCAGCTCTTGCTGTTGAAGCTCAACGTGTACAAGCTTTGAATCAAGAGCGCACTGCAAACGCAGCGCAAACAGAACAGGTAACACAGGATATACCGAGAGAGCCAGAACCACAGCCTCAAGAATATTCTGAACCAGATCCTAAAGCTCAAGCATGGGCAGAGGAGAATCCTTGGTTCGGAAATGACAAGGCTATGACCATGACCTCTTTTGCTTTTCACGAAGATTTATTGTCAGAAGGGTTTGACCCAACAAGCGATGAATATTATAGTGAGATAAATAACAGGATTCGAAAAGAGTTTCCTCATAAGTTTAACGAAGAAGAAACTCAAACGAGCCAACCCGCTCAGACGGTTGCACCAGCTAAGCGAAGTGCAAAACCAGGGCGCAAAACTGTGAGACTCACACCCTCACAGGTTGCAATAGCAAATAAATTGGGTGTGCCTTTAGAAGAGTACGCGAAATATGTTGAATAACGTGGAGCAACGTAAATGACTGAAAATAATAAAAAGACTGACGAAAATCGTCAACCACGCGAAGCCCAGACTCGCGAAAAACAAGCAGCGAGAAAGCCCTGGGCACCCCCATCTGCTTTGGACGCACCTAACCCACCTGAGGGTTACGTTCATCGTTGGGTAAGACTAGAAATCAGAGGCCAGGACGATCGTAAGAACGTTATGGCTAAAATGAGAGAAGGATGGGAGCCTGTGAGAGCAGACGAATATCCTGACTTTGAGTCTCCAACAATTGATGAAGGTAAATTCGAAGGCGTTATAGGTGTAGGCGGATTAATACTATGTAGGATTCCTATCGAAACTGTACAGGAGAGAGCTGAATACTTTGCAAATAAAACGCAAAGCCAGATGGATGCTGTAGATAACGATATGATGAAAGATGGTACGCATCCAAGTATGTCTATTAGCAGACCAGAAAGACAGTCGCGCGTAACAATTGGTGGAACTCAAGGTTCAGGTAACTAAGAGTTCTTTATATTAATTCTTGTAAATTAGAGAAAAGAATATGGCAAATGTAGATAAAGCCTTTGGTCTAAGACCATACAAAGGACTCAATGTCGGTTCAGCCGTTCAAGAAGCTAATAAATATAACATTAATCCATCAGGATACGGTACAAGCATCTTCCAAGGTGACTTAACTATATTCAACGGAGGATACATCGAAAGATCAGCAGCTAGTTCTGCTAATAACGTAGGTGTTTTATCTCATGTTTTTTATACAGCTACTGACGGAACTCCCACTTTTAAGAATTACTATCCAGCATCTACAACGGCACTTGGTAGCGGAGACATAGAAGCTTACATCTATGACGATCCTAATCAATTGTTTGTTGTCCAAGCGGATGGTGCTTCTACTATCGCAGCTATCGGCAGAAATGCTGATACTGATGGTATTGGTGGTAGTACAACAACTGGCGTTGCTACTCGCGAGCTCGACTCTAGTACACTAGCAACAACCCAAGGCCTTCAGCTTAAGGTTGTGGGCGTAGTTCAAGACGATAAAAACGGCGACCTTACAAGCAATAATGCGAACTTAGTTGTTCTCATTAATGAACATGCTTACAGAGGTCCTGTAGCTGGAACATAAGGAGTAAATTAAATGGCAATTTCTAGAGGACAATTAGTCAAAGAGTTACTTCCAGGCTTAAACGCATTATTCGGTCTTGAGTACGACAGATATGAAAACGAACATGAAGAAATTTTTGACGTTGAAAATTCTGATCGTGCTTTTGAAGAAGAAGTAATGCTAACAGGCTTTGACCAAGCACCCGTTAAATCAGAAGGAGCTGGCGTAGCGTTTGATTCAGCCCAAGAGGCGTTCACGTCACGTTATACCCACGAAACCATAGCTTTAGCGTTTAGCATCACAGAAGAAGCAGTAGAGGATAATCTATACGACAGACTGTCGGCTAGATACACTCGTGCGCTTGCAAGAAGTATGTCAAACACTAAACAAGTTAAAGCTGCAGCTGTATTGAATAATGCTTTCAATTCAAGCTTCCCTGGTGGCGATGGAAAAGAACTTTGCGCAACAGATCACCCAACTGTAGGTGGTCCTAACTTGAGCAACGAACTTTCAACATCTGCTGACCTGAGTGAAACTTCACTTGAACAAGCACTAATTGATATTGCAGCATTCACTGACGAGCGTGGTTTGAAAGTAGCTCTACAAGGAACGAAACTAATCATTCCTAAAGAACTACAATTCGTAGCTGATAGGATATTGGAATCTCCAGGCAGAGTTGCTACGTCTGATAATGATATTAACGCCATGAGAAACATGGG